CAGGTTTACGATTTGTTCGATTTGCCAATTTGACGATTTAAATGTCTAGACACCTACCCTCAAACTCAACACAGAGGCGAAAGCTTCTTGAGCGATTAGCTGCAGTGCAGCGAGTTGTCGATTTAGCGGCCCCAGAGGTTGCGGTCGTGTCTGTGAGCGCAAGCTCCTTAGCCGTGTCGGCGTTGAACGAAACAAATTACGGACCCTGGGCTGCGCTCGTTTTGAGTGTAGTGTCCGGCCTTACCTATGCTAACATGGATAAGGTTCTTAGTGTGATCTCTCGGCTAGTGAAGATCATGCGTCCAGTGGCGAATAATAGTCCCACGGTGGCACCCTCGTTAAGTCCTGTTCCAAGTTGTGGAAAGGTTGGGGTAGATGCCAAGAAACCGTGGTCGTCCCGCTGGATAATCGCTGGCATTGCAACAGGGATGTTGTTTGTCAGAGATTTCACGGCTACCTTGCCTTGGAGTGAGTCGATCACCCAGCGTAAGAAGCGCATGATGAACGCCCATGTGGCTGAGGTTTTCGCTTTAGGTGAGAACACCATCATGGTTGAGCAAGTTTGTGATGAGGCCCAACGCCTCCACTTGCTAGAAAACACCTATCGACCACGAAGGTGGGGAGTGAGCCTGTTGTTACTCCTAGTGGCCATTCATTTCCTCAAAGTGATGTGGAAAAGGTCATCAAGTCCGATTGGGGCTGTGTGGACTACCAAGTTCATTTCAAGCACTCTGTCGGCCGGAAATTTGAGCTCAAGCCAACAAAGACAAGTATTTGTGGCGACACCTCTTTCCCGATCCAAGCCGCAGAGTAATCACACACATGGTAACTCTGCTGCCGACCGCAATGCTGGCTCAGCCACTTGCGCGCTCGTAGCCAACTCCCTTGGGCTCGAGCCGTACTTCATCCAACAGTCCTTGGCTGATTTACGTAAAGCTCGTAAAGGTGATAGGTCGTTTCATTGGCCTAAGGACATCGCTATTCCACCTAGTGAGTTCGCGTTTGACAGCACTAAACAGGCTGCCATCCTCATAGATGTTGATTATTATATCGACATGCCAACACTACTGGCGCGCCACCCAGGTACCTACCTGGTTGCTGCGTTCCAGCCCACTGCGGTGGCCAAGAGTGAAGGCGAATATACGTTCCGGTTCCTAGATGATGGACGAGTGCGATATGAAGTTAGCGGTGGCGCTACTTATGAGCACTTGGTCTGGGATTACGCCGGTGACACCTTTTTGGTGGAAGATGTAGGATTGGTTTCAAAGACAATCTGTGCATACCACATCGACAGGAAACATGTTGATGCCCACCACGCGATCATCTTGCTGTCACTTATTGGCAAGTTTGATTGTCCTGCCATCCTTCCGACGTCATGGGTACTCGAGGGTAAGCCATTAGGCAGGTTAAGTCCTATTGCAGATGGGCACGTTGTTATGGACATCGTGACTGCAGAAGGCCGTTTCCGAAGTATCGCTGTCATTGGCGATCACAATGCGGTTACGCTTCCTAAGGCGCAGTTTGATGCTGTGCGTGCTGTTGCACTCATTGCGAAGACCATGGTTACGGCTTCCACTGTTGCTAGCAACATCATGCCGTCCGCCCCAAGCGGACTGCCTACCGAGCGTTTGCCACCTGGCCACGCTGCTATCCTGACAAGCTATTTGCGGTCAGTGATTCCCCACAGTCCACCTGTGGTGTTCCCTCCTAGTGAGGCCCTACTACCAATTCATTTTGGAAAGTATGATTACGAAGCGCCTGTGCCACTTAAGGCCTTCGGCAGCCCGTTGATCGGACCATGCTATGCGTATGCAGCAAGCATTACATCTGACGACCGCTGTATTCAAGGTAGAGTTGAGCAGTTCCAAGCCACGACTGAGGCAGAATTGGAACCCCCTCTCCCCCCTTCATTGGCCGGTTATATGGCTGAGTTTGCGGAGTTTTTGATTCCAAACCCGCATGAAGGAGAGCCTGTAGATGAAGATTACATTAGAGAAAAGAAAACTCGAGCTAATCAGCGTCACCTACTTGAACAGGCTACGGTCACTGGTGATAATGTGGAAGCCAAGTGGTCTGCCTTCGTGAAGAAGGAGACAGGTGTGAAACCGTCTGATCCGCGCAACATTTCTAGCGGCGAGCCCAAGACCGATCTTGACTACGCTGCTTATATGTACGCTTTCCATAACGAAGTCATGAAACGCCAGGAATGGTATGCCTTCGCTAGGACGCCTAAGGAGTGTGCTGAACGCATTGCTGAAGTGCTAAAGGATGCTGCCCATGCAGTTTGTGCTGATGGGTCTAGATTCGATGCGCACGTTAAGCGATATGCACGCATACTGGAGAGAATTTGTTTCCTCCGGTTCTTCAAGCCAGGCTATCATGCCCGAGCTAATGAAGTCCTTGACACCCAGATTGGCCTCTCAGGTACCACAACCGAGGGAAGGAAGTACCAATCTGGCTACAGCCGTGGGTCCGGCTCAATGGAGACCTCTGACTTTAACTCAGTTCTCACTTCTTTCATCGATTATTGCGCGTGGAGAAACACAACAATTGATGGGATTAAATGTTCACCAGCCTTGGCTTGGTCTAAGTTGGGCATTTATGGTGGGGACGATAGTCTAGCTGGTGCGGTCGATCCTGACGCACTCAAGCGCAGCTCTGAGCTGATGGGCCAAGACTATGAAGTTATTGTCATCCCTCGGGGGGAGGTTGGCGTTGAGTTTCTCAACCGCCAATTTGGACCTGAGATTTGGAATGGAGACGTCAACTCCATGGCCAACCCATCCAGATTGCTTAGCAAGCTCTGGACTGGACCTGCTGTGCTCCACAATCCACTGCAGAGATTCGCCGAACGTGCCTCCGGTTATTACAGAATGGATGGAAATTCCCCTGTTATCGGACCTATCACCTCGGTAGCCCATGCGCTTCTCGGAGAGCGTTTGGAAGGCGTGCTCATGCCCTGGGATGGCAAGCTCGCTAAGGAGTCAAATTGGCCAAATGAAGACAATGGCTGGATGAACGACTGTTTTAACAGATTCATTCCTGACTTCGACCACGACAGATTCAACACTTGGATCGAGAGCGTGTTTGTCTCCGGAGATGCTTCTCAGCTACTCTGTGCCCCGTTGTGTACACCACAAACGTCTGACTTGCCTCTCCCGAAGCTGTCGTGCGTTGTTGGTGATGTCTTACACATCATCCCACCTAAGGAAGAGGTGAAATTCTCATCGAGCAACGGCTCTGAGAAAGATTTCGCCCTTACCAAAAGTGAGGCTATTGCTTTCACCGAGGAGAGCACCACCACTGCTAGTTCGACTACCAGTGGCCAGGCGACTAAGCCAGAGACTATCCAGGATTCTCTTCCTGCATGGGTCTTGGAGGACATGTCCCCTGTGAAACAGCATGAGGCTGTAGTTAGTGCTGCTAAAGCAGATGCCCTTGTACCGTATGTTGGACTGAAGGGTAAGCGCGCTCAACGTTCCGGGGTCGGTACCCGTGATGCCACAGAAGCTACAAGTGGCAAGCCTGCGTCCAAAGCGAAGGGCAAGGGCAAGTCTAAGGACAGTCCTAAGGGTAAAACAGACCCTAGGGAGTGGACTGAGCCTAAGAAGGGCAGTGATGAATCAAAAGCTGACTTCGACTCCCGATTGGCGAAATGGAAGGCCACTCGTGCATCTGTCGCTAAGCGACTCAAAATCCAACTCTGAGGAGATGGTGGTCACGTGCTCCGATGACCAAAAACAAGCGAGCGTTTCGTTGTTCAAACAACCTGCCCGTGCTAGGTTTTGGATCCCATGTTTGGGTCGCACCCATTCATCCGAAATTATTTTCACCCAGCGCAGAGAATTTGAGAATTTAGATTTGAGATGTCGAATCAAAAACAGCGAAACAATAACAATGGCGGCAACAACCAGAATGGTAACCGCCAACAAGGCCAGAAGCGGAAACGTCAAGGAGGTCAAAATGGTCAATCGCAAAAGAAGCGAAAGGCTAACAATGGCAAAGCTCGTCCTATGGGCAGAGCCGAATCCGTGCCGTCAGCTCAGTTTCAAGAGCGGCCGTATCGTGAACCTCGCGTGAGCCGAAACTCCGTGAAGAAGACCTGCATTGGCCAAGAAGAGTTTCTTGTCAATGTGTTGGGCACCACAGCCTTTGCGGTGCAACAGTCGTTTGCCTTGAACCCAGGGCTTCCGGCGTCTTTCCCTTGGCTTTCCATTGAAGCTCAAGGATGGGAGAGGTATAAGTTCAGGAAGCTGAATTTCAGGTATACCACCTCCACCGGGAGTACTACTCCCGGCACCGCCATCATGGCTCCAGACTATGATGCTTCGGACGCGCCGCCGTCATCCGAGCAAGTGGCACTCACGTACAAGGAT